GCCATTACCGGCGTATTGCAGGTAGACGTGTTCGTCAACCAAGGTGGTTACAATGTCAGCCGGTCCGAATGGAGCCGTGTCGGCAGCGTTGGAGGTTCCCACTGTGGTTGTGGTTGAAGCCCCCCAGTTGATTGTGGGGTTGCCATTTGAATCCTTACCCAACACATAGTCGATGTCCTGTATGTAGTCAGAACGGTCAGGACCGAGACCAACTTCGACAATGCTGGCGACGTTGCTGGCCGGGAGTAGATCAAAGGTGTTCTGGTAAGTGTTGGTGTAGTATGTGATGGTCAGTGTGGAAGCAGTCGAAGGCACTGGGTTGGCAAGAGTCACCAAACCATTGGCACCATCAACAGCCGAGACTGTCACCGCAACACCGTTCAACTTCACGGTTACATTCGCGGGGCTCGTAGTTACAACTCCGCCGTTTGTACCGTCAACAATAGGAACATGCTGAACCTTGAACTGGGTGTTGGAGTTTGGACCTTCACCGCCAGCCAAGTTGGTAGCAGACATCACAGAGAGTGTGGCTGTTCCGAGTGGGGTTGTTGCCGTCAGGTATCCAGCCGAAAGGGTGAGGATACCAGCTTCGATAAGGTTGTAGAGGTCAACAACCGTACGAACAGTGCTATCCGCCTTGCGGATATTGATAGTGATGGCATTTGTGCCATAACCGCCCACAGCCAGTGTGTCAACAACACCCGGAGTTGGAGGAGAGAGCAGTGTTGAGTCGATGAACTTAACGCTGACTTCGTTGCCAACTGCGCCGGGGATAGTTGTAGAAATGGTCAAAAGTGTGCCGGAAAGCGGTGGAGAGAGTGGCGGGGAGAGCAGTTCAGGACCAGTGATTGCCAAGGAGGCAAAGGTTGGAACCTGAGGCAGCAAGTTTTCATTGCTGATGAGAGTGTCACCACGCAGGAAGTAGTAAGTCACTTCGAGATTGGAACCCGCTGGAGGAATATCCTGCAACAGGAATGCACCCGTTGCGCCATTCAGAGAAATCACGGTTGTCGGGACGCCATCTACTGTGACCTGAATTTGAGTGGGGTCAGTAGTTACCACTCCCGTGCCAGTGCTGTTAACCACAGGGAAATAGGTTGTAGTAAAGGCATTGGTCAGTCCCGTAACTTGGTCAGAGATGTTCTCATTGACTGCTTGAGGATCGGCCACAGCGGAGGAACCGCGAAACAGTTCCACGTTATCATAAGTGAAGGATTCCTGACCCTCACCGATGATGACAGGGATACGAGCAGAGCCGAATAGAGGCTGTCCGCCGCCCTCGATGACTACGTTTGTGTAAACTCCGGGTTGTGCATAAGAACCAAACAACGCCATGGTGATGCTCCAGTCTGAAATAGGACTTCAATTTGAGGAAACCAAAGTCCAAATTTTTCTTAGTTATTGACGAATAATCCCTACTCGTCTTTATTTACCGTGCTTTCAGGGACAGTCACTTCTTCCAAGCGTCCTCCCTTAATGGGCTGGTACTCGTTCCTTCCGGTGGCTTTCAAAGCCTGAGTACCCGCGTCCTTCCTAATCTTGTCCCGTGTTGCTTTACGTTCGTGAATCCGGCCCCATTTTTCTTCTGCATCTCGACCAATGAGCACATCCACACTAGCCTTATTGCTACTTTTTCCATGAACAATGGAAAAACCTTGAAACTTTTTCTTGGCTACCTTGCCACACATCGGGCATGGATAAGTCTCAGGAGCAGCACCAGTGAGATGTTCAACGCTAAACAGAATCCCACAACCACCATCACTCGACCAACACTGGTATTCATAGTCCTCGGTCGATTCTGGCTCTTCGTAAGTCAAAGCCTTTCCACAAACCGGGCACGGAGGAACTTCTTTGTCCCATTTCGTCCCGAAGGAAAGATGCTCGTGCTCAAAATTGCACGGTTCACAACGATATATCAATTTGGTAGGCATAGCCCCCTCCTTAAATCTTGTGCTTGCGAACAAAGTTCATGGACATACTCAATTGCGCTGCTATAGCAGGAAGCGAAAGTCCACTTGCATACAGACTTTTTACTCGGTCTCTCTTAGCTTGATATTTTTCCGCCATAGTTTTAGATTGATTAGGGTGTGGAATGAAATACGGGGTGAGGTCGCGCTTTAGAGCAGCAGCCTTCATACGTTCAAGAGTTTCAAGTGTGTTCTTACGCCCAACATTTTCTTGGTAGTTTCCCTTGGCTCGGCGAGTGGCTACTCGTTTGATTGCTATGTCTGGAGACTGATTAGGAATTAAATAGGCCCCCTTAGCTCGGCGAGTGGCTACTTGTTTTGCAATTGATTCAGGCGACCGTTTCTTCCCAACCCACCATGAAAGCCCATCGCCACCCGGTGTTAGGTTGTAACCCTTATCGTGGTTTGTAGAATCAAAAAGTTTGATGAACTCTTTTTCTCTTTCATTCAATTCAGCCTCAGTGGAAACCCTGCAAAGAGGTTCAATGGTGAACTGACTGACTCCGTACTTACGTATGGCTCTTTGTAGAATCCACTTTGCTCCACGCTTGGCTTCCCATACATGCTGACTCCACCGGGTGTTGAGATTCTGTTTAACTGTCTTCCCGATGTACACTTTGCCATTGATTTGATTCGTAATTTTGTAGATGAACACACATTTTACCCTATCTACATAAGAGATAGAAAGTTGCTTTATTTTATAAACTGTTGAAAAAAAAAGACTTCAGGCTACGAGTACCAACTAACGAACTGAAACCGAGTGTTGCCAAGTGCCGAGACCCGAGGAGTCAAATGTAGCTTGCCCTGAAAGTCGGGAGCGTATGCAGTGTCGGTGATTTCAAATGATGCCACGCGAGTCACCTTCGGAATGAAAACTTTCCAGTCAGCCGATGCTGAAATAGAAACGCTGTAGACAAACATGGGGGCTGTGCCGGAGTTGTCACGCTGTTGACCACGATAAGTGCGCCGGGCCTCAAAGATAGTGATGCCGTCTGCTTCCATATTCTCCCGACGCATAACCAAAAGCTGCTGTTTAAGCAACTCGCTTAAGTCAGAAGAGGTCTGAAGATCGTTGGAGCGGAAGTCCAAAGTGAAATCCAGATTTTCCTTGGAACCATACACTTCATAAGTCTCGGTCGTTGTGGGGCTTACGATGATAGCTGCTTGGTCATTAGCGACTACAGCATCCCCCATGGCAACAGCCAATCCGGGAAAGGCATCAACCTTTTGTTGAGTCACTGGGTCGAGAAGATATTGAAGTTTGCCTTGCAGGTCTGTGTATGTCTCCCAGTACCCATTGATGGCGAATTTCTTTCCTCGACATGTAGTCTGACCAGCCTCAATACGAACTTCCCAACGTACCCATTCGCCGGGTTTGAGAAGCTGAGGCAGAGTTACCGTGCCGTCCTTATTAACGGTTGCATTGTAGTAGTCGTTTTCAGTGGTGTGAATGAAAACTTGTCCCGGTGCCAAACTTTCATTCGGCTGGACGCCGACCTGAAGAATGTTTTCAGGATTGGTACCAGCAACAGTGCTGGGGTCAACTTTTTGGATGACTTGCGCTGTAATGGTACTGCCTGACGGGCTCCACTGGCTCAACTGAATGAAATCCCTGCCATAGAAAATCCAGTCAATCCCCTTTCGAAGCTGGTAATCATCTTGGTCAAATAAAGTGAAGGATACCCATGAACCGGGAATGTTCGCTACCTCCGGCCCACCCAGCGTGCTCTGAATGATGACTTCTGAATTCGACCGTTGATACCAATAGTCAGTCATCGGAACGAGAGGCGTGCTGTTAGAGTAGTAAAGTTGAAGAGTTTGTGTTGGAACAAGAAGAATGACATACTGTGAGAAACCCTCAATCGCGACCGAATCGCCCGTTGCCAAATCTTTGGCTGTAAGAGTAGTTCCGTCGATGCCTTCACGCAGGTAGGCGATTGAACCCACAGCATTGTAGTATTTACCCTCAACCCAACGAAACTTCTGGATCGTCAGGTCCACATCGTTGGTCTTCTCATCGACAGTGTTGACATTCAGGTAATAGACCCCCGCGACAGGTGTTGCTCCTGTGGCGTCAGTTTCCTTAATCCATTCGATGAATGTGCCTTCTTTGTTCTCAACCTTGGCGACGAGAGCGCGACCATATTGGTTGCACATGAAGTAGTCTGGAGAGAGGCGGTTTCCCGACGTGTTGACATCCCGGACGGTAATCTGCACATCCCGGTATTGAATCATGTTGTTAGATTGGAACGTGACTTCACCCAACGTGGAATTGAACCGGGGATTCCGTGAAACGGCGTCCCTGATTACACGCAAAAGATACCCGACAAGATTTGCACCAGTAAGGTCAATCACAGGATGAGTCCTCTAATATAGGGGGCGAATGTCTGGTTACCCGTCATCCCAATCGGGAATGTCCACAGTTGAACCCGCCAACGGGTGGGTACAATCGGCGAGAAACTGAATCTTCCCATTCTTAACAAAAACATGGCAGCGTCTTTCAAGACGCCACTCCTTGAACTCTTCAAGAGCATCTGGATTTGCTGGATACGTTACGAGGATAGAAGGAGTCACAGTTGGCTTCTCTAAATCCCCATTCCATTCCCAAACGGGGTGAGCCCCGGAAATACGAATCATGTGACCACATTCGCATCCGGGGCAGTTAAAAGCTACATGCTCCTCGTTCAAGCGGCAAAACTTCATTACCAGCCGCCAGTGAGGTCTGTCTTATGGTAGTCGGTGAGTTCATCACCAGCACCGTAACGCTCCGGCCCGTCAACAATCTTGACAGGCAGGGCACCATAGTCAACACCCGGAGGCGGCGGCGGTACAGTTTGTGTGACAGGCTCAATCCACTGATGAATCGAACGGCGAATGTCGTTGATAGAAACTATCGCATTGAGACGGGGGTACCAACGGTTTTCAATTTGAATCTCATCGGGGGCGGTGTAAGTGAGAATCCACCACTCGCTACCGTCGTGGGCTTGGAAGATGGCTCCGGGGATCATGTAGGCAAAGAAGATTTCGTCGCCCTCTACGGGCGACATTGGGTTGGGGAGAGCCATAGTTCCGGGGTTAGGTTGAAACTGTACAAATGTGGACACCCGTGTATCATCAGGGTCACCAATTATTGCTTGAAGATTCGAATCACTGTTGACCTGCTCATCCTCACATAGGACACGCGCCGTTTTTGCAAGAGTCTCAGCCAAAGAAACTGATGCTCTTTTATTTGGGTCGGCGGAAAGTTCCCCCTTCAATTCTTCAGGGGTTCCTTTTGCAAAGGACTGCCATTCACCCCCCTTAAAGATTTCAGTGTATAGCATTACTTGACCACTGTCATTGACATAAGAGGAAGGCTTACTGATACGAAATGTATCTCCGGGAAATGCACGCAAGCCAAATAAAGGAGGAAATTGGTTCATCGCCTCTGTGACCAATTCTTGTTGTTTTTGCAGGTTAATCATTTGACGCCTCCCTTAAGAGAATGAAAGTTAGATTTCCACCGTAATTTTGTAGCGCAGGACTTAGAGCAACAAACTTTATTCCTCTGTTTCAAGGGGACGGGAAATTCCACACTGCAAACTGGACATACCTTATACAAATCCTCAACCGCTACACCTAGCCTCTTCAAAGCATTGAGATGTTTAGTTGCCCCCATTCGGGCCTTAACTTCTTCAGAGTGTTTTTTACCAAAGTAGGGGTTGCTATTCCCAACAAACACCCTCCTCGAAGCATAAAGAGAGGCTATCTGTGCTTCTGTGAGAGAGGCAAAATACTGCTTTTTCTTTTGACTAATCAATCCCCTAGTCTCCGCCGAATGGTGCCTCCCGTAAAATGGATTGTTGCTCCCAGTGAAAACTTCTGACCTTCCATACGCCCAGTGTTTATTCCCGGAAGCACAACCCCCATCTCCGCCCTTGGTCAGGTTGTACCCCTTAGTCCGATTATCTGACTCATACTGAGCTATGTATCGCTTTTCAAGTTCAATTAACTGCTTTCTTGTGTTTGCGACACCCAAAACCGCAATATCAAAAGCATCAATTCCATATTTCCGAATAGCTGCATGGAAGTAATTTCGACCTGTAAGTGCATCTTTCTGATGACGCTGCCAACGGTAAGATACTGGACGGGTGGACTTTCCTATGTACACCTTGCCGTTGACTTTATTAGTCACCAAATAGATAGCCATCCGAGTATCTAAACTAAGTGGGGTAATGGGGTTTGGCATTTGAACCTCTCACTTAGATACTGAAAGTCAAGAAACTATTTGTTGATTATCTCATGATGCGTCCAAACGTCACCGTCCTACCAATTGGAATCTCTGCCTTGTTTTCCCACACAGCTTTACCCGGCTGAACACGAGCATCGTAAATTGGCTCCCCATCTCCCTTGAGATTGAGTGGGTCAACTCCCTGAAGCGGGTTCTCGGTGATAACTGGGTCAAACAGGGTGGGCAATCCTGTGTTAATGGGTATGAGATAACGAGTATCTCCCCACGGAAGTAGCTGAACTGTAAAGTCTTGCTGTAACATGATGCCTCTCGGCTGCTTGTAGGTCACCCCATGGATGACCATGCGGTCGCCAGTGCGACGAATGATAAGGTCGCCATCTTGAACAATCGGAGTGCGAGTTAGGTAGGCTCGGCTCTCACGAGTTGCTTTGATACCACCACCTTCATCCAACTCACGAGTGAGGGCGGAGTCCGGTGGAACAAAAATGAAGTCGTAAGGTCCGTAGTAGCCTCCAACGATTCCAGTTTCAAAACAAATCGGGCATCCGGTTCTTGGGGCACCCAACCCTGTTTCAGAACCACGACAACCGCAAATTTCACCACGAGTTTTGCGGAACATGACGTAGGCCGGTTCGCCAATCTGCTCGAACAACCATTCGTTACGACGAACCATCTCCGCATATTCCCAAGTTATTTGGTCAACTTCCTGTGTGTTGACTATCTTAGAGCCGTGATAGCCGGGAGCGTGAAGTTCACCCTCTCCACCAACAGGAACGATGGTGTAGAAGGTGCGAACCATGCTGCTGTAAATGTCCACATAATTAGCCAGCTTGTTATAGATAACTTGAAACTTCTGAACTCCAGAGTAATCCGCTTTCCACACAACGCCATCGTTTACAGCGGCGAGGTCAGAAACGTATCCACCTTCTTTCAATTCATTGTCAGCCTGAAGCCACACAGTTCGGTCGAGTCCTTGCACTTGCACTGGAGTGAACGGAACGCCATCCAGCAAGACTTGAACGTCTTGTGGGTTGTTAGATACGTAAGGTCGGCCTCTGTCCACATCGGCGAAGGGAATATCAGGAATCTGAAACACCCACTTGCCCAGTGTTCCCTTGTCTCTCCAATCGGCATCCTGCACAGTATAGGTGACCTGCTGAAGAGTCACTTGGTCACGATAGAAATGACCAGCCCACGGGGCGGCGTTCAGCTTCACCCAGTTCACCGGATAGTCGAACGCCCGATAGATGTTGTACCCTTTCGTGGCTTTCTCATCGTCCATCCACCAGAGGTCGCGGGAGCCAACATACGAACTGTTCATTACGATGAGATTCTGAATCATTATCTTGCTCCTGAAGCATAAACAGGATTGCGATTTACTGGGGTGGGGAGTCTATCGAAGCCACCACTCGACAAACTTGAAGACAGCCCCTGCTTTTCTTCCAATTTGTAATCTTTGAAATTGGACTGTATCTCTTTCCAAATATCATTGGGTATGAAGTCTGCATCTGAATGAGTGCCGTCCTCATACATGAAAACGTCTCCCACTTTCTTATCCGGGTAGAGGACAATCACACCACGGGAACCAGAGAGTCTGTCAATACCTTCGGCGTCAGCCAACGCTCGGTGTGACTTGTATTTATCAGAGATGACCAATCCACTAAAATCACTGCCGTCTTGGTCTATCCAAAGATAACCATGGATTCGATCCCCATTGCTGTCCACAGATTTGCCGACCTGCCACGCCACTTTTTCCATGTGGGCTCTCACCATAGCCGGGACTGGTCGAAGCGACCGAACCTTCGGCACTTGGCGTGTTGCATAGCGAAGCCTGTCTAGGGCAGCGTGCAAAGTTGAGAAAGCTGTTTCAAGATGCACAGACGCCGTATCATAGTCCTCAGTCTCTGCCCATCTTTCTGCTTTTCGCAATTCAGCTTCTGCTGTTCTTATTTGCAAATCCACATACCCTTCGCGGCCTATCAACGTCTCCGATGCTTTCTCTATAGCCGGAACAAGTTTGTTGCTCACTGCGTTGAAGGTGTAGTTGAAGTACCTCTTCACAGAGTACGGATTCATCGGGTCGTAATCACGCACAGGATTATTCAGAATGTCGTCATGAATGGTGTACAAATCGTGTGCCAATTCTGAATCGTAGGCATCCAAGTCGCCTCTGTCGAAAGTTCCCGCTCGTTTTGAATAGAGCAGGGGGTTTTTCCAAACGTATTCCATGCTCACTCGCTCCATGAGGGACGCCCAATAGGCTCCCATCCACCAGTGGGGGTTTTCATTTGAATCACAGAGGGAGGAACTTTGAATGGTAGCTTGCTATAAAAGTAGTATTCTTCCATGGAACCCCTTGATTCATCCTCTTCCCAATGTTGTAACTTCTTGACAGCAGCCAACGGGAATCTAAGCATCAAATCTCCAAATTGGTTGTCATCCTCTGATAGGGTGAAGTACAGGAGATAATGATTATGACCACGCTTTGTTCCCGCCTCTTCTGGCATCCTATTAAGCATCCCATGTGGCACCCTCGCTCTATCTTGAAGAGTGGCTTCAAGACCAATAGCGCGAATGTCATCTAGGTTGTCAGGATCAGTGGCATGGTATGCCCATTCTCCACTCCAGTCTTGAGCACCACGATAACCCGCCGTCAGAAATCTAGCTGTGAACTCCATACATCCCCTAAGTAAGAACGCGCTAGTTACAAAAAGTACACTCGGGCTTCTTAAGCCCACGGTTCACATGCCAGCGTGTATGCTGCGCTTTTCGATGACTTCCGCTGGCGATGCTAATTCGAGCGGCTCGTTGCTTGGCTTCGCGAGAACCAGCTTTGCCCCCGAGGACATGAGTTTCACGAGACATGCGAGTACGTAGTTCCTCCGAGTGTTCCTCGTTCCATTTACGGAGGGCTTCAATACGGGGGGGCTCGTCTTGGATGGCACGGGCGGCTTTGATTTTTTCTTTAGTGTCATCAGACACATCATGCCCCACCATAATAGAATTCCAGTGCTCTTTGAAACCGGGCTGAGCCCACCGCTGTTTAAGGGCCTCGGTTACTTTAGCTTTGGCTTCAGGAGAATGAGGTCCCGTGAACCCCTCTCCACCTTTGCAGATGTTATACCCATACTCGGGGTCTTGAGACCGAAGGAAAGATATGAAGTCGCGCTCATATTGGTCAAGTTCTTCGCGAGTTTGAACATCAGAAAGAAGAGCGTGGATAGTGAAAGCCTCGCGACCATACTTACGCATAGAAGCATAGAGATGTGAACGAATCTTCAGACGATGTTCCGCTTCATAAAACTTTTGCTGAAGATAGTGCTTTAGATTTATCCCCTTGTGTTGCCCGACATAATACTTGCCGGTGACGCGATTGACGATTAGATAGATGAACATTTCGACCTCTCTACCTAATACTGAGAAAGTCAAGAAATGTAAGTCGTCATCCGAGAAGCCAGCGTTGCTGACGAAGACCGGCAGAGAACGGACGGTTGGCTGTGATGAGAGGAGCCCACTCGTTGAATTCCTGCTGATAGGTTTGACCAAGCGATTGGTACAAGTTCGCCTTGTTGATGTCGAGACTCACACCGTTGAGACTGTAACTGAATTCGTCGGCGGCCCAGCGTGCGCCTTCCTTGAGCAAACACGAAGATGCCGCACCGACCGCTGCACACCGACCCCAATCGGTCGGAATGTTGTCCAGTGTCCAACTCCAAAGATTTTTTGGGTTCCATGTATTCAACTTCGAGATGGCAATGTCAAGCATTCGAAGTATGGTAGAGTCGAGCCAGATGTACCCTACTCTGGTAGTGTACCCAGCGACTACTTTACCCGGCGTCGGTGGACGAAAATGATAGTTTCGGTCGGGGTTCTCGTCGGAGATGAGTTCCCGAACGTACATAATGGCCGGAGCATAGAGATTGGTAGTAACTGGAGCCTGAGCAATGATGGAAGAGGGGGCTTCGAAAGAATTCGACGCCGGGTCAACTGTCTGAACAACATAATCTTCGAAAACTTGATTCTCTGGCTGACCTTGGTATTGCACCAAGTACCAAACTACCCGATAGACGCCCTGCCATGTTGTAGGGATGGTGATGTTCGCCCAGTATGCCCCCTGAGAGGCTCTGGTTGGCACCATGCGGGGCTGACCCACTAACACAGCATTCTGAGGCATGAACGTGGCTAAGGGGAGGTTCTGAGGCTGGAGAAGGTCATACTCGTACGCACCACGAACCTTAACAGGTACCTGAGATGAAATTTGAAAAATGCTGTAGGAAATTTGGGCGGGGTCAATGAGCGCACCTGAGGAATCTCTTACCAAGAGATTGATGTCGCCTGAGCCTAGTGTTTTTCCCTGAGTTAAAGTAACCATGCGAAAGTATCCCCTCTTCTAAGAACCCGGTAGCAGGATTCTGTAAAAAGAAGGGTTTTTCGCTACTGATAGAAGTCTCGGTCTTCCTCTGTCTGTTTATCAATTTCAGCCATTAGCCGGTCGTGTTCCGCCGCAGCTTCGGGGTTTTCCGACCGCCACTTAGCTTCAGCCTCTTGCCACCCCTTTTCGCACAATTCATCATGAGCCTCGATTTCCTCAGGAGTTGGGTAGCGACCATCAATCTTCAATCGTGTGGAACAATAGCTGCAAACCGGAGGACCGGGGATGACGTGTTCAGTGTACGCATCATATCCAAGTCGGTCGTGACCAACGATGGCACAATGTACCTTGTTCCAAACACCACAGATGGTGTGCTTAACCCACGAGGGAGCCCAACGAAGTGCGCCGTGCTCATGACCATACAGCATGGCTCCATCACTTACCACCAACCCCATGTCGTCAAGAAATCTTGGTTTTCTCACACAATCCTCTTTTTCTTTGCAACGTTGGTGCGTGGGCGACCATCATCGCACTCGACACAATACTGGTCAGCAGTTCTGCCGTGGCAACAAGTCTCTTCCTTGTATCCAATCTGCTTTTTGATGGCCTCAATAATCCAATCAGCACAGGCTACCTCACCCTTAGCCTTTTTACTAGCCAAACTCTTGGGACGAATGCTAACACTGGCTAGAGCAATTCCACGAGGGGCTTCAACTGTGGCAGCGGCATCCAAGACATTGAACGCATACTCCACCGCTTTGATCCCCCCTCCAATATAGGAGGCAAAGGGAGCCAACTCGGGGCTGGCTCTAAACAACTTTCGAAGCTTGGCAAGAGTCGGCGGCGTTACCGTGATTTTGATTTTAGACTTCTTCAGCTTTGGCATAGTCTCCTCCAGAACTTAATACTGGAACATCCTCCAATTCATGAAGCAGACTCCACGCGATAATACAGTACCCGAGTAAATCCTTAGCTGAATCCAGCTTCGGTTCGTATGTAGCGTTACGCCCCAAGGCGGAAAGTTGGGCATACCGGGCAATCTTGTCCCACAACCGAGGTAGAGTACCTTGAAGTCCGTGACGGCGGAAGCTTTCACCGTACTCCGCACATTTGGAGTATAGAGTGCTTGTGAGGTCTCTCACTTTGTCCTGCACCATCACTTCAGTGGATTGGAAATCACGTCGAGTCACTACAGATTTCAAGTTCCCCTCTTCATAGAGAAAAATGAGAGCCGAAATGTAGGTCATGGTGTGAAGAGTCTCTTCTGTAAGATTCAGAAAGGGGAGCGGCCACTTGGGAAGAGGCGTGCTGTGGAAATTGTTCGCGAAAGACTCTACCAAATAAAACTGGTACACCCACTGAAGGAACAAATTCTCAATTTGAAGGAATTCATCAAACAACGGGCCTTCTTGCATGAGTAGTTCAGAGTTGGGTGCAACTTCGACTGACCTGAAGCCAATCGTGCCGGTGCCCTTCAAGCCTGATTGAAGTAGCTGGTCAACCGATTGAAGTTTGGAGAGAACCAATTCAGAGGAAATTAAATCTGGAAGACGGTCGATTGTCTCATTCCATTTTTCGTTGTGAACAAAAAGCCCGTCCCTAATCTCCTGCCAGTATACTGTACCATTGAGGGTTTCAACGTTGCTCATGCCCTCTAATACTGAAGATAGAAACGGAACGGCTCTGCCTTATCTCCTGAAAGATATTTCAGCATCCATTCCCAAACGATGTTGGGGCATGTGGTTAGAAGCCAGTGGTTGCCCTTATAAAGATGAATCCAACCCCCCGTATCAAACCGGGCACCTTGAAACCCATAACGCCGTATTGCGCGACAAACGGGGTTGCCAATCGTTGTACGCTTGGCATTTTTGATGTCATCGTGAGTAACGCGAATATACTTGGTCATTGATTTTGCCATTGTGCTTTGGCTTGAGGGGTGTCAAAGATGATACCCAGTTCGGCAAGAAGGTTCGCGACCTGCACTAACTTCTGTTGACCTTTAGCGTCTTTAATGGCGCTGAGGATACGGGCTACTTCAAGCCTCTTAAGATCGTCGTTCATTTCATTTCCCTTCAGTCAAGAACAGAAGAATTGAGCAGACACCGGCAGCAAACACCACTCCGATGCCGAGAAGCCCAAGAAACTCCCAAAACCCAAACGGGTTATGGAGCGCAATGAGAAACGATACACCAACAAAGATGCCTAGTGTATACCTGAACTTCCACACCATGCTACCTAATACCGAAGTCT